GGGCGGAGATCCAAAGAGCCGCTCGAATAACCCGGGCGCAGGTGCTCATTTTATTAGCCGCATGGGTCCTTTATATGGCGATGGTAAATCTCGCGGCCGTATGATTTTTAGAGCTTGGGCCGAAGATCAGGGTAAAGCTCAAGCGGCAGTAGTAAGAGCTATAGAAAACACTATCGCAGCCTTTAACCAAGGCAGATACGACAAGGCGGCATAATGAAGCTACCCGATTTATTCGTTAATGCCGTTACCACTTTCGACGGCAAAGCTCTAGCTAAAGGTCAAAAACAGATCGGCGGCTTTGAGAAAACAGTAAAAAACCTTGCTAAATCTTTTGGCCTAGCCTTTAGCGCTACCGCCGTCGTAGCTTTTGGTAAAGCCTCTTTTAAGGCCTTTGCCGAGGATGAAAAGGCCGCAACTCGTTTAACTCAATCCGTAAAGAACCTTGGCCTCGGCTTTGAGGATGCACGGATTAAAACTTTTATATCAGATCTCGAAGCTGCCGCAGGGGTAGCCGATGACGTGTTACGTCCGGCTTTCCAAACCCTTTTACAAACTACCGGCTCAGTAGCTAGATCTCAAGAACTCTTAACCCTTGCTTTAGACATCTCCGCAGGTAGTGGAGTCGATGCGGCTGAGGTCGCTAAAGATTTAAGTATGGCCTATCTAGGGCAGACCAAGGGCCTATCTAAATATAATACGGGCCTTACAAAAACCGAGCTAACCGTAGCCGGCTTTACAAAGCTACAAAGTAAATTAACGGATCAATACTCTGGACAAAATGCCGAAAGACTAAAGACCTACGCCGGACGGATGGAGTTTTTAGGAGTAGCTGCGGGTAATGCTCAGGAGATTATCGGTAAAGGTTTAGTCGATGCTTTAATGATTTTAAGCGGCGATACTACGGTAGAGGAACTAGCCAATAGCATGAAAACGGCGGCCGATAATACATCGACCCTCATTACAAACGTCGCCAAACTTATCAAAGCTATTAACGCTCCTATAAATGTCGCCGCCGGCGGCTTAGCATGGTTTATCGAGAAAACCGATAAGTACGCAGATTTAATTTTTGCTGGAGATCCCTCCGGTTTTCTTACTAAACCCGTAACTAAAACTCCGGGTACTGGAGCGCGCTCTGCATCTCCGGCCGGTACCTTTGCAGCCTCCAAGGCTCGGGCTAAAGCTGAGGCCGATGCAACGCGCAGAGCTAAAGAACTATTAGCACTTACTAAAAAGCAACAGATAGCAGACAAAAATAAACTTTCGTTATCTAAGGCTGCTGCCGTATTCGATAGCACTCGTATCTCTATCGCCGCAGCTTTACAGGCGACATACGACAAAGAGACACGCCTACGCCTCGAGGCGCTTATGGCTATTGAGGACGATAACGGCGAGTTAGCTCTAAAGAAAATTAACGAGCTTGCCGCTCTACAAAAGAACGCAGATATGGCCAAACTAGCCGGGGTAACTCAGATTAGCGAGGCGACCTTAGCGGCGCTTAATACTCAACTCCTAACAGAACTAAAGGGTATTAACGATAGCAAGATGGCCGAGAGCGACAAAGAGGCCGCACGTCAGATAGCGTTCGGTAAATATAACGCAGCTATTACCGCAGCCGGAGAATTGGCAGCTAAAGAGAGCTATAGCGAGCGCGTACAAATCCAACTAACCGAGATAGCTCGTCTCGCCTCTTTGAGTAAGACTACAAACGCTGCCCTCACTCTTACAAAGCTCCGCGAGTCTGAGGAGCTAAGCATGATAGACCGCGTAGCTAAGGCTCAAGCTGCCGCCGATGCGGCGCGGTTAAAAGCTCTGCAAGATTACATAGCTCTACTCGGCAAGGTCGGCTCCGGTGGCAATACCGCAGGCCTTACTAAAAGCGGTGTCGGATCACTTATACCGGCTGCGGCTACGTTTAGCACCGTGGACGAGTTTGCCAAGCTAACGGAAAACCTACCAAGTAGCGTTAATGCGTTCGATTTATTCTCAACTCTTACACCGGATCAACAAGCCGGACTAGGCGGCTATAGCCCTTATATGAACTATGGCTCCGGATATGCTCAAACCTATAATATTAATATAAACGCAGGAGCTATAGCTGCGCAGGATGAGTTTGCTGGTCTTATCCAAGATACTATCCAACGTCTTAACCGAGGCGGAGATCCCTTAACTACTGCGGGCGTACTATGACCGTTCCTACGATTAACGCTCTTATTAACTTTTCTACGGGTCCATCTTTTGCGCAGGCTATGATTTTAGATACTGGGCTACTGGGTACTAATATTTTAGCCGATGCAGCATCGGTTATAGTCGATGTATCTAACGTAGTCGATGGAATTACAACTACTCGAGGCCGTAACGCTCAGGCCGACGTATTCCAAACCGGTACCCTTACTTTGCGTATCGTGGACCAAAATGGCGATTTTAACCCGCAGAACGCGGCCGGTCCTTATTACGGTTTACTCACTCCACTCCGTAAGGTGCAGATAACTGCTAGTTATGCCGGTGTCGAGTATCCACTCTTTAGCGGCTTTATTACAGGCTATACAACTACTACGCCAAAAATGGCTACCGATGTCGTTTATACAACTATCACGGCCGTCGATGCCTTTAGACTTTTCCAAAATAGTCAGATATCGACCGTTACTCTAGCTGCTGCAGGTGACTTACCGGGCGAGCGCGTAAACGCTATCCTCGACGAGATAGCTTGGCCTCCATCGATGCGCGAGATCCAATACGGAGACACAATTTTCCAAGCTGACCCGGGTACGGCTCGGACGGCTTTAGCTGCCTTACAAGTGGCAACTACGTCAGAGTACGGAGCTTTATACATAAACGCTCGAGGATCCGTAGAGCTGCACGATCGCCAATTTTGCATAGAGTCGCAGGCTTTGCCGCCGGTGGTCTTTAATGACGACGGCAGCGAGATTACTTACTATAACGCCGTATGGCGCTTGGACGATACGCAGGTATATAACCAAGCCTCTATAACTAAAATAGGCGGTACGGCTCAGCTTGCGCAAGACGATGCCTCTATCGAGGAGTACTTTGCTCACTCATATAATCAACAAAACTTAGTAATGAATACGGATGCAGATGCTCTTAATTATGCCCGGGCCTACGTGGCAAGCCGTAAAGATACTGCTACTCGATGCGATGCGGTAGAGCTGGACCTTTATACAGATAACTATAACGATGGCATTATCGCAGCTCTTGATCTAGATTTTTTTGACCCGGTATCGGTTACTACTAATCAACCTGGGGGATCTACTCTTTCGCAGACTTTACAGATTTTCGGAGTGCAGCATCGAGTAACGCCTAACTCTTGGAAAACGACTTTTACAACACTAGAGCCGATTATCGACGGCTTTATACTAAACTCATCTCTATACGGAGTGCTCGATACCTCCGTGTTAGCATACTAAGGAGTAAGAATATGGCGGCTGGATTAGGTTTTAAGACCTTTACCACCGGTGAGGTATTAACGGCCGGCGATGTAAACGGCTACCTCATGCAGGGGATCAACGTTTTTGCATCATCGGCAGCTCGAGCGAGTGCTATTACGTCTCCTCAAGAGGGCCAGTATTCTTTCCTAAAAGATACTAACGCTCTTGAGTATTACGACGGTGCAGCTTGGGTAGGCGCTCCGGTCGGAGACATTACGGCGGTAACTGCCGGTACAGGTATTAGCGGCGGTGGAGCAAGTGGAGCGGTAACTATTACTAACTCCATGGCAACGGAAATAACCGCCGCAGGCGATATTATTGTAGGTACAGGATCGGGCACTTTTGATAATTTACCTATTGGGACAACCGCGCAAGTCTTGACCGCAGATACAACAGTATCGCCGTATAAAGTAAAATGGGCTACACCTGCAAGTGCCTCTTACGCTTGGACAACTTTTACACCTACTTTTTACAATTTCACTTTAGGTAATGGCACAGTTACATTTGCTCAAACCCTGCAAATAGATAAAATTGTGTTTCTGCGTTTAAGAGTAACTTTAGGATCAACCTCATCTGTAACGGGTGGAATTGCCTTTAGTGGTTATCCTACTCCCTCAGAAAATAATTCTTTGTACAATGGTGTAGCCATACTTGCTGGTAATGCAGGTGTTGGTCAAATGTATGACGGTATTCTTAATCTTTCTTATTTTAGTGTTGCTTCTGGAATAGTCGGTGTCCCAAGCAATACGACAACAGCACCGGTAACTTGGACAACGGGTATGACATTTAATTTAACTACTTGGTATAAGGCGGCATAATTATGACAACAAAAGCAGAACTAATCGCAAAGTGCAAGGCTGAAAATCCTACAATGATTTCAACCATTAACGGCGTAGAAATCGAATTGACGGCTGCTGAATACGACAAGGCTTGCAACGATTGGGCAGAAATGCGCTTGCAACAAATTGCAATAGAAAAAGCAAATGCAGCAGCAGCAGCAAACAAAGCGGCAGCTGCTGAAAAACTTTTAGCGCTTGGATTAACTGAGGCGGATTTAATCGCTATGGGAATTATCGCTAAGCCTGAAATACCAAGCGTGAGTAATGGAGACTAGTTACAACGGCTACCCTGCCTCTAAAGATCCCGCAGAAATAAAAATAAAGTCCTACCCTGTAAAGGGCACGGATCGTAAGCTAAGGTGCGCCGAGAGTGTTGGGCCTCTCTTGGCGGCCTTTGCTGCGGAGTTTCATGAGTTAATCGAGCCGATAGATAACGGCGGTTTAGACGATTGGGGTTATGCCTTTCGGATGGTACGAGGTACTACTGACAAACTCAGTAACCACTCATCCGGGACGGCTATAGATCTTAATGCAACTCGACACGCTCTCGGTAAGGTAGGAACTTTCCCGGCTGAAAAGGTACCTATGATCCGGGCGCTCGCCAAAAAATACGGCCTCAAGTGGGGCGGCGATTACGTTAATCGTAAAGACGAGATGCATTTCGAGGTAGAGGTATCAGCTACAAAAGCGAAAGAACTAATAACAAAGTTAGGATTACAAGATGCCTAAATCGGCAGTTTTCTCAGTAGGTACAACCGCAAGCGTAGTAGTACCGGCTTTAATTGGAGATCAGAGCGTTTACTTACATAGTGCGAGCGGTACGTTATACATCGGTGGTACAAACCTAACTACGGCTAACGGTTATCGCATGGATAACGGCGATAAACTGACCATTATGGTAGGCGATAACGAGGCCTTATACGCCATTACTACGGCGGGTACGGCGACTCTTTACGTGTTGAGTCAGATCAATTAAAGGGCATTACAGGAGAGCAATATGAAAAAGCAAGCTATCGAGGCGGGTAAGTCATATCTCCGCGCGGCTATAAGCTGCGTGGGAGCTCTATACCTATCCGGTATTACAGATCCAAAAGTATTGGCTAACGCGTTTATCGCTGGGCTAATCGGACCACTACTAAAAGCTATAGCTCCTAATGAGGGCCTATACGGAGTAAAGGCTAAGTAATGGAAAGAGCTCAGCTCGTAATCGGTCTCGCTTTGGGGAGCGCTGCCATTTTGGGGTTAGGAGCTGGGCTCGTCCGTCACCTAGTTAAGTTTTATTTATCAGAGCTAAAGCATGATGGTAACGGCGGCCATAATCTTGCCGGGCGTGTCGAACGTATTGAGAACCAAGTGGACAAGATTTACGAGATTTTGTTAGAGGCTCGCCTGCGCGCCTAATTGCTTTATGTCAGTACATAGCCTCATAATTAATAGACAAACGCCGAGAGGGCTACTCGGGTAGTAGCTGCATCGGCCTTAACAAAGGGCGAATATATGAACAGTTTGGATATATTGGTGGGCTTAGGTGCCTGCGGTTTTTGCTTTATTTTGATGGTCATGGGTTACTCTATCGGCTATCGCGAGGGACACGGCGAGGGTTACATCCGTGGCCGTGCTATAGCTAGAGCTCTGAAAGAACAGGAGCTAATCTAATGGGGTTTTTAGATAACTACGAGGACGTAAATGCTCGTATTAAGCGCTTTAGATCCGAGTTTCCGTCCGGGCGTTTAATTGCCTACATCGAGGACATCGACATAATTAAAGGCACGGTGCTAGTTAAAGCTGAGGCCTACCGGGAGTACGAGGATGCAGTACCGAGCGCCGTCGATTATGCGTTTGGTAACGTCTCGACCTATCCGAATAATATGAAAAAATGGTTTATAGAGGACACAATTACAAGCGCTTACGGTAGGTGCATCGGTCTATTAACTCCGAGCCTAGAGTTTAACTCGAGGCCTACCGCTCAGGATATGCAAAAGGTAGAGACACTACCGGCAGACTCTGACCCATGGAGTACTAAAGCCTCTAT